CTCACGGCTAGGCAAGAGGAAGTCCTCTTTTGGTTATCCTTCTTTAGGATTTCTCTCACAGGCAATGCTTAGTGAGTTTGTCTTTCACAACGCGTGGAGACGAACTCGCGCAGGCTGGGTAACCCCCACTTGAGCTGAGCCTCTAGGTTTAACTAGAGACCCCTCAGCACTCCCCACTCAAAACTCTTATATTTTATTTACTATGAAACAAGCTTTCAATAAAGCTCGTTCAAGCAAATTACTATACAAGGTTAGAGCGGTATCGAGTGTGCTCTCGTTTAACAAACTGCCAAGTTTGTTTCTAACTTTCTTCAAAGTACTTCCAACACTTGTTAGTTGTACTACGGGGAAAGCTAGGGTGTTAGCTAGATGTAAAACCTTAACTCCATTCCTGTACCATTTGGTACTAGTGAACGTAGAACATGGCTCGCTCTATACTGTGAAGTATTTAAGAGCTTGTCATGTGGCTGTACAACATAGTATAGCGGGGAAACCGCTTAATAGCTTACGAGCTATTGAGCCGGATCTACCACTGCCTAGATTGAAAACAGGTTTACCTGCTTTCATTCCAGTGTGTGATAGAAGGCTGATCAGACAAGGTCATCCTGGAACCGTTCGACTATGGTTGACTCTTCTTTCATTTTACCGTGTGCTTGATGCACCGCGTAAGGTGAAAATTGAGACAATAACGACCCCTTTTACAGGGTCATTTGCACAGCTAGGTAATCTTTACGGTTCTTTCCAACACACAATCCGGTTACTGAAAAATACTAACCTAAAAGGTAGTAAATTTCATGTATCCAGATTACGTGCTGATTGGCTTCGATTGACAACAGCTGGGGGCCCAAATGGCCCTCATGCTTTTGCTCAAATCTTACCAGATTTGCTTTCGTTGGTACGCTACCCTCAATTGGTAAATGCATTTGTTGCATATTGCCAGTTGACGGGGTCCACAAAGATTTTACAACTCTTTATGGAGGGTCAGGCACTTCTTCATCATATAGATAGACGAGAGTCTTACTATAAAGATGGAGAGCTCTATGCGGCGTATACGCGGTTAGTTGAAGAAGAAGTCCCGGATGCAAACAATGCGTCCAAAAAGGTCTTAGTTAAAAGAACCTTATGTAACGACTTCATTCTGAAACCCGATATCTTCGAGGAGTATGATTTCATTGGTAAGGGTAATTCCAAACGTCAGATTAAACTCTTTCGTAAGGGTACCCTCAATGATCTCATGCCCGGAAGATTAGTTGGAATTCCAGAGCCTGCTGGTAAAATGCGAGTAATTGCTCTTGTTGATGCTTGGACACAATCTGTGTTTGAGCCTCTACATGAGTATTTATTCGATGTTCTTAGAACATTACCAAATGATGGTACATTTGACCAGGTTGCATCCTTTGAAAGGGTGCAACGGAAGTCTTTGGAGGCTGAAGGAATCTACTGTGCAGATTTATCTGCTGCTACAGATAGATTACCCTTGTTATTGCAAGAAGAACTCTTGAATAAACTATTCGGTAAACTCCGTTTAGGCTCGAAATGGGCTGACCTCTTAAGGTTACGTCCTTTCGTTGCAAGGGAACCTTTAGGATCACTTAAAGCTGGCGATGTAGTCTACTATGGAGCAGGGCAACCTATGGGTTGTCTGTCTTCGTGGGCTATGTTGGCGCTTACTCACCACTTCATCCTTCAGGGTTGTTGTTACAACCTGGGGATGTCTAACAAAATCTGGCATACTTGCTACGAGATTCTCGGAGACGACATTGTTATCTTCGATAAGAATGTCTATCAAGAGTACGTGCAGGTTATGAGCCTTCTTAACGTTGAAACGAACCCAACGAAATCTTTGATTTCAGAGGGTCCCAACAAAGTTGTGGAGTTCGCAAAACGGACATCCATTAATGGAGTTGACGTTTCAGGGTTGAGTTGGAGACAATTCATTGTCGCAAGTCAAGTAAAAGCGGGACTTATCCCGTTAATACTCTTTCTTGCAGACCGTGCCTTGATCGAGAAACCAGGACAGCTTATTCGGCTGTTAACTGGTGCTCCTAAAGGAGATTACTCACTATTGTCTTCTAAACAGAAAACAATGGTGAATAATTTTATTGTTTCATTACTAAATCACTTCTCCCTAATCGGGATGGTGAGTTTACGTAGTGCTTTTTGTTATCTAGTCGATCCCAGAAATGGGGAGGCTGATTTATCAATTGATAAATTGCCCGTGACTATGATAGTGCACGATTTACTTGTGATGTTCAAAGGATTGTCCCCTTTTAGGGAATTGCAATACTTTGATCAAAGCAAGTTATTGTTAGATGATACTCTTTATAGAGATTATCTAGTCGGTGAGAAGCTACTCCCTTTCTGGGGCTACAGGGCTGATACTAACTTAAAACTTAAACTCAACAAGTTGAGTCAAGAGTTATATCAGATTCATGACGCAGTTCTTAAAGAGCTGACCGTTCATATTTTCCCTGAATCGCTCGTTGAGGGTACACGCTTTGAGATTGATTTCCACTATTACTTACGGAAACTGGTAGGATCTCTTCTATACCATGATCATAATGATCAGGTTAGAATTGTCGAGCTTTCCATGGCTCTCAAAGATTCAATTGAATTTAAATCTTTTGAGAAGTCAGTCAAAGTCCGTGACGAAATTACACAATTCTTAGAGAAGTATCGGTTCCTTGATACTCTAGGTATGAAAACTCATAACCAAGGTATGAAGGTTCCCTTACCTCTTAAAGATGTGGAATTAGCTTATTCTACGGCTGCTAAATTAGCAGCATCC